AGCGCAAGAGGCGTTAAAGAAATTACAAGAGTTGGGGCAGAAACATCCGGGGCTTAGAGTTACCGGTGGGACCATTAGAGACTCTATGCGGCAGCATGCTCGTACAAGCGCCACGATGTATCACGGTATCACGCTAAGTAAGGGTATGCGTGCGGAGTTGCTGGACGATGCAGCCGAGTACGATGGCGACACATATAGAAATGAAAATGAGGATTAAACCCCGTGATTTTTGTAAGCATTGCTAGTTACAAAGACCCTGAACTAAAACAAACTATACTAAGTGTGTTATCTAAAGCAGATGATCCTTACAATATACACATAGCCGTATGCCAGCAAGACCACCTAGAGAATTTTTTAGATTGCTCTAGCGTTCCTAATGTCAGTATCATGTACTACAACTACTTAGATAGTAAGGGGGCAGGGTGGGCGCGCAATAAAACTAATAGCCTGTACAACGGCGAAGAGTACTTCATGCAGATTGATTCCCACATCGAGATGGTCCAAGGATGGGACACGATCCTAGTCGAGCAGTACCAGAAAGCTCGTGCGATGACTACAAATAAAATTGTATTCGCCGCTTATCCAAGCCCCTACGAACTCAACGAAGCCAAAGAGCGAGTGCTCGAACCTGCTCACGCATATAAAACTGCTGTAAAGTTTATTGAGGGCACAAATATTTTAGACGGCGCGTCTTCTAATTTTGTATCCGATGAGCCGCTGTGGGCTAAATATTTAAACGCGGGGTTTATGTTTGGTGATGGTAGCTTCGTACAAGATTGTCCCGGCGACCCTGACATTTACTTCTGGGGTGAAGAAATACTTAACACCGCAAAAGCCTACACGTTCGGGTATGACATGTTCCATCCTTCCGTGCACATGTGCTGGCATAATTACAACCGACAAAAAGATGTAACGCAACATTGGAATGACGCTGACGAAGCCAAGCGTAAAATTAAATGGCATGAACGAGATAAGGTGTCTAAAGAAAAACTTAAAAAACTTTTCGATGGAGAAATGCCCGAATACTTCGGTACAGTACGAAGTTTCCAAGACTTTGCCGACTATATTGAAGTAAACTTTAAAACTCTTGAGGTGAAAAAAAGCCCCGACGCGTAGTCAGGGCAAACCCCAGAGGGGAGTGTTACGAAGGAGAAACGACGGAGCCATCCGTCAATGGAATCCTATCACAGAACTCGCCAGAAGCGCATACCTAATTTCCCCCCTTCAATTCTTTCCATACCCACTACATGAACTTGCCGCCAAGCGGCTTCCTTAGTCATTTGTCGTTTTAATAATTTCATATTTAATGCGGGTATAAATACTGACGTACCGACAACCAAATTACTCCAATTTAGGTATATCGGCACGCCATCCGGGTTAATCGGCGAAGTTAAGTTTGGGCGGGGTTTTGGCATCCGTACTATCCAAATCTAAGTCTAAGTCTTTAAACTCTAGTACCCAAACATCCGTGGCTGGCAGCTTCATGTGCGTACCTGTACCTAGCCGCGCTTTCTTATACACCGCCCGAGTATCACCGTCCTTGAACCCCTGCACTAACGCAGAATAGTTGTGCTGGTTCTTGATACACCATTCTTTAAGCGGTTTTGGTAAGAGATACATTAATTTAGTATCGTACTCGTACCTAGCAACTAACTGCATACGTGGCGTACCGTCAGGCACAATGAGGTGGTCTAATCCTTCACTGTTCTTGGAATCGTCGGTGCTACGAATACGCAGGATGTTGTTATAGTTCTCGGCCAGATAGCTACTCAAAGTATCTTCGACCGTACCGCTCATAACGTCAGCCGCTTCTCTTGCCTTAATCAAAACATCAATAAGCCATGCTGCCACGTCCGAAACTTTGTAGCTTATAAGCCCGATCTTCTTAGCGATCAGTAAGCCTGTGATAGCCGACGCTGCTTGTACCGACCAGAATCTATGTGGCTGCGACAACCCTGCTGCTAAGTCTAGCCGCTTCTGAGTGTCAAAAAACATCTGTCTGCATTCTTCAAGGTTCGCCATGACGTGCTGCATATAAGGTACGCATGCGTGACCGTAGTGGTTACCTAACGCCAAGCTCAGACCATCTGTCTCGGCTTTGCTATCAAACTTATATGCTTCAACACGGTACTCAAGTACGCGCATTGCTTCCGCTTTAGGGACTGCCTTGTACAAACCGATACGCTCAATCAAGCTCGTGTTCCCTGTACTACACGCATTAAAATGCCACGGCGCACCCCTGAATCTTTCGGAGTTATCTTTCCCGGACATACGATTACGCTGTAAGCCGCTAGGTAGTTGGTACAAGAAATCACTAGCGTCCTTGGGCATCACGTTGGTCAGCTCGTCAAACGCCGCAAAGATGTTCTTGTAAATCTCGCACCGGTTCATCTTAGTAGCAGTCGTATCAGACTCCTTCATCAGCAACGAATCAGGATCGCCCCAAATACTCGTACCGGCTTTCATGGCCGTAGTCTTACCATGACCAGACTCTTTGCTGTGCATATGGAACAAGCTAGCGTTAATCGGCGTGAACGCCAAAAACGGAGAACCAAAGCTCAACCCGATTACGTACTGGTGCATCTCCATGTTCGGGCGATTGTAAAAATCAGATATGGCTCTCCACCCTTCCATAGTTCCCTTGCTTTGGAATCCCGGAAACAATCCTGCAGTAGACTTGGAAGGCGGGTTAACTTCTACCCGATTAACGCGAATCTCCTTCTCGCCGACTACAAAGGCTGTAAAAGTATCGTCCACCCATCCGAACTGACGGTGGGCCAAATCAGCCGCCGTGGTTGCCTGTAGTTTATTAACCCAAGCATTTGTATAGCTCATAAGCTCTCCCATGTTAAGTACAGCAACACCTTTGGGTGCTACATTTTTTCTGAAGTCGTCTTTAGATAGCAGCCCAACTAGCGGTACTGTGAATTCACGTACGCCATCTTTAGGTAGGTGCAACCGCATCACTATCGACTCACCTACATCGGGGTCGTGTAAACGCCGAGTAATATACAAGTCGTTGTGGTACACGGGAACATCTACCGGATCGCCGTCTTTATCTTTAGTTTTCTTAAACACGCCACCTGCCTTGCCCCTGAAGTATGGGTTCGGGTACTGTGGTATGACGTAAGTCTGTAAAGGAATCTCAGTAGCTATCTCTGGCTTATCTTGTATGACGTTATCTTCTTCTGTGGCTTCTTGAACTTCGCGCCCCAATACAATCGGGCTACCAAACTTACCTTTGAACTGACAGTTATCGCACACTCCGGGGTTAGTCTCGTCGAATGTCGTACACCTATACGGTCCTCTGATAGATGCAGCACGTCGCTCTGTTATTTTCGGATCATATTCTGGATGTCCGTCGGACAACTTATGTATTGACTTCTCTCCATCCACGCAGAACTTAGCGATAGATAAACCCGCAATCCACAGGTCGTATCCAATATCTTCGCCATTCCTTAAGATGTGTTTTATTTGTTCACAACCTTTGCCTGCCGCAGTCTTAGTAACTATCAACTTAAACGAATTGCTGTAGCTACCTGCTAGTGCGTTTGTTACTTCATCTACCCTACCTGCCACGTACGAACTATCAACTGCGGCAGTGCCGAGTAGGCTGCTGAACGCTGCGAAGTCCACTGGGGCGGCTGGCTCCCCAAATATATAAACAAGTTTTGCAGGGTCATCTTTGTAGTTAGAAGTACCGGGTACACGTAACACCGCTGCCGAATTGGCCGTAACCATCGGGTCTGCATGTAGCTTGTGCTTCTTACATAGAGTCTTCAACCGCTGCGCTACAGGAACCCACACGTCGGCATCTACAGCTTCGGTCAAAGCCCAATACACGTGTATCCCCCTACCCGAATTAACGATAGTAGGTTTAGGTAAGTCTAGCTCACTACAAAATCCCTTGAGCGCCTTAATACCTGCGGCTTGGTCTATGTACCCTTTGTTCGCTGCGGCTTTGTCGGCTCCGCAATCCATGTCAATGAAAAACGATTTAAGCTGTTTAGCATTTATAGCCTTTCGTGATTTAGGTGTTTCATAAGTAGCTAATGCAAAGTACGCATTAAGCCCGGCTTGATTCACTTCCTGCGCCCGAGCGAACGCATCCTCAATAGAGGTATGGAACATCTGCACGGTTTCCTCAGTTTTGAGGTTAATACTTAGTGTGCAGTAATGACCCTCGGCACTCAGGACTGATGCTAAGAATTGTGTAGTTTGCATGTCCGTCCAGAGAAATAGAAGGTGGGGTACTCGCTGCGTTAGTGTCTGTTACATGCTCACCGCTCTTTACAGAGTCCCGTGCGACACGCCAGCAGTCGGCATTAACATCCGCTTTCCCCCGTAAAAAATTAGTCGTCCCACTTCCCTACGAGATCGGCTAACTCAGGTGCCGGTTCTGCAGTTTTCTTGGACACTACTTTCTTTGGCTCTTCTACTTCGTCTGACGCTGCTGCAGGAGTAGCAAGTTTCTTAACGGTCTCGAATTCATCCTTAGCTTCTTTTGGCTTTGGTGGCGAGACAGTAAAGTTAACCGCTTCTTCTGCTGCAGGAGAATCTTTCAATTCCTTGACGATGCGGAACTCTTCCTCAGTGATCGGGCGTACTGGCTTGAAGAACAACTTAGGTGTTGGGCTGTTAATGTCAAACCGAATCTGTGTCACCACGCCGGTAACAGGAGTACCGTGCGCTTTCAGGTGACGCCCGTAGGCTTGCAGCGGCAACTTGTCTTTCTCGCCTTCGCCGAATATAGAGGTAGCAGGACAAATAAGTTGTGCTACGCGACGCTTACCAACTTCGCCTTCGATAAGCAATGCAACGCGCTGCTGATAACGGCAAGCACGTGATTCGCCTTGACCAGAACCTTTAATGTTCTGCTTGCAGTCCATGCACTTGTTAGCTTGCTTCTGATCTGCCGGTACTGATTCTGCAGGAGTCTGATTGTTCACAGACCAGCAAGCCGGTGATGCGTTTTGCCCTTCGACGTAAGCACCTGCATAGTACGAGCGGTACACACTCGGCGCGGCTTTGATAATAATCACGTTCATCGAACGCTCTTCGCTAACACGCACTTCCTTGTTGCCTACCATCTCACGGAACGCGCCGCCTTTGATGGACAGCTTGTACTGCCCTTCGCTACTATTGCCACCACCGGAAATAGCCGAGGTTGCGTCGTCTTGCAGTTCACGTAAATATGCTGGTACTTCACCATTAAACAGAGTCATTTCGCTCATTGTCGTTTCTCCTTAAATATCTTCATCGGGGTTAAAATCCAACTCTAGTTGTACTTGCGTAGAGTCAGAGATGTCGGGCTGTACTGCTGATGCTGGCTCTGGTGAACCTTTTAGTGCTGCTTCAATATCGGCAATCTTAAATCGGTGTGTATGGCCGATCTTTAGAACCAAACTCGCCGGTATTGTATTACTCTTAATCCAGTTACGGACAGTCGAAATAGAGACATTAAAGTAATTAGCGACGGCCTCTATCCCTACGTATTGATCTGTACCCATTATTTCCTCCTTATCGTTATTTGGTATTCGCTATCTACGTTCAACCCCGGCGGAAACTTATCAGGGTTTTGCTCTAAAAATATTTTCATGTTGCCTTGGTTTAGCCGCTTCTCGTAAATCTCTGGGATGTTGTTCTCCATAACAAACTTACCCATTGATTCCCAATCATTCGTCGTATACCGCTGCTTGACTGTCCGATAAAACAAACCCTCGGCAGTACGTACGCTCTCAACATCCCGCTCCTTACAGTACGCGAGTAAGCTCTTCTTAATCTTAGTCATATCGGCGTCGAGTTTTTCTAGCTCGTCTTCGTATTTGGTCACCAACTCTTGCCGCGCAGTGCGTATCTTTATGTACACGCGTACCAACTTTGCTAATGTAATCTCGTCGATCTCCATCGTCGTTTCTCCTTAGTCTAGTAATCCTTTGTATAGGTCTACAATTTTTGTGTGTACGTCTATCTTGTTATCCAGCATCTTGTACACATGCTTCTCGGCGTTGGAACCTTGTAGGCGTATCACTACGCTAGGATGCCGCTGCCCCGGTCTATGCACACGTGCGTTAGCTTGTGCGTATGTCTCGAAAGAACCCGTAGGCCCCCACCATACAACTGTGTCTGCTGCTGTTAACGTAACGCCATGTGCTGCTGATTGCGGCTGAATGACCAGTACGCGTGGGTCTGGGGTCTCCTGAAAACTTTTAAATATCTCGGTGCGTTTGTTTGCTGACACATCGCCACGGATCACAGCTACGCTTACGCCATCTTCTTTTAGCTTAGTAGTGATAATGTCAATCGCATGCTTGAACGGTACGAACACAAGTACTTTGTTGTTAGCTTCTTCAATTACTTCCTTCAACACTGCATAGCGATTCTTAATATCGAACTCAACAACCTCGCCTGTATCCGAATAGACTGCACCACAAGATATTTGCAGGAGCTTATTCAGGTTGACTGCTGCGTTCACTGACGTAATCTCTTCTCCGGCTGCTTCCATGACCATGCGGTTCTTCATCAGCGTGTAGTACTTCTGCTGCTGTTTGGTCAACTGCACCTCACGTGATACGTAAGTCATCTCCGGCAAATCAAGGCACTCGTCTTTCGTAAATCTAATCGCTGGCTGCAGTGCGTTAAAGACCGTAGTCAGCGCAGTCGGCTTTGGAATCCACCGGAACTGCCCTAGCTTGTACATGACCATGTCTTTGAACGACGATGCGAAACGCGGTACGCCGAGCGGGTTGACCAACTTAGCTAACCCATACGCATCCATAGGGGACTGCGCTGCTGGTGTACCCGTCATCATCCACAACCACGTCTCAGGCTTGACTAGCTTGTTAAGTACCTTCCACCGATTCGTCTGTGCGTTCTTGTAGGCGTTACACTCGTCAACTACGATCAGGTCGAACCCACCGGCAGCAATCGCATCGGACACAACTTCCACGCCGTCGTAGTTAATGATTACAAATTCTGCTTGGCTCTCTATAACTTCGCGTCTTTTATCTGCTGCACCATGCGCAATGTCCACCGAACGGTGCATAGCAAACTTAAACAAGTCTGCACGCCAAGCTGAGTCCATGATAGACAACGGACAAATTACTAACACGCGCTTGATTCGGCCTTGCTTCATCAGATAGTCTGCTGCCCAGATAACGCTACCTGTCTTACCCGTACCCTGCTCGTTCAAACAAAATGCTTTTTTGTTTAGCGTAAGAAACGCTGCTGTCGTCTTCTGGTGATCGAACGGTTTGTATAGCCCCGGCCAGCCATACTGCGCCAATATAGGCGACGGTACGTTCTTAATCTTTAAATTCTTTAGTACGTGCGCTTCATCTAAACCCCACCGTACCAACACCTTACCGCCACCCACGTCTTTACTCTTGGGGATGACATCCGTTACCTTTGAAGGGTCACGCAGTGTAAGTAGTAATGCTTTGTTCTGGATAATTTCCATATAACCAATTCTCTAGAGAAACGGAAATAGGCAGAACTGGGTGTCCAATTCTGCCTACTGTTTACTATTCTTACTCACTAGCTCCCGAACAAGGTGTATTCGTACTAGCAGGTATGGTTGTAGGGTAAGTTAGCCAAGCTCCCCGAATCAACCCACTCATACCTTACGGTCGATTCTATTGTCATGCAATACCACGGCTCGTCACATATGCGTCTAATTTAATCCTGCTTAAACCAAAGGTCAAGACTTTTTTTCATTTTTTTTATGTCCGTTACGTGCACGGTTTTTTGATGGAGATACTAAGCGCAGGCCATCAGCATTACTACCACCCTTGCTTAACATCTTTACGTGATCTATATCTTTACCAGCACGATCAACGCCCTTCGCATCTAACTTACGACGTGCGCGTTGCCGCTCCATACGGTTCTCGTGTTCACCACGTTCAACCTGTTTTTTATATTCTTCCTTGTACGGCCTCGGCGATTTTGTGTACGGCATTACGATCTCCCATTATGAGAACAACTTAATACGGAGCAGTGCTTCCTACACAGCCCGCTCGGCTTTGGATTCCAAACATCATTATCGTAGGCAATCTTCATTCTATCGTGTTTCTGCTGCCATCGGCTCCACAATACTTCTTGCTTATCGGCATCGTACTTGCCCTTCACAAACGCATTGCACACCACAAACAGCAAGCCACCTTTGACTTTGGTTATCTCCGGGAAATGCTTGAAGACACACAACGCCATAAGTTCTAATTGGTCAGGGTCAGCATACTTAGCCGACTTCCCTGTTTTGTAATCAACTACTCGGGCTTCGCCCTTCGCACGATCAAGTACCAACAGATCGGCAATACCTCTAAACCACACGTTAGGCGCATCGAACGCACAGGGTTCTAAGTCTGCAGTTATACCCATCTCGTATTCGCACAGCTTCTCGCCGGTTAGTTGCTTCAGGTTGTCAAGCACTGGTTTCGAGAAGT